TGGTTGGAATGTTCAAAAATACTGTCATAGATTATACAGCGGTTATTCTAATCAGACAGATAAAAGAGTTTTGATATCAACATGGCAAAGTTTATATAAGTTACCAAAAAAATATTTTGAACAGTTTGGTGTTGTGTTTGGTGATGAAGCACATTTATTTAAATCTAAATCACTTACAGAAATCATGACTAAACTTATAGATTGTAAATATCGTATCGGTCTTACAGGAACTTTAGATGGTGCTCAAACACATAAGTTAGTATTAGAAGGTTTATTTGGCGCTGTAAATAAAGTAACATCTACAAGAAAACTTATGGATAAAAATCAATTATCAAATCTTACTGTTAGATGTTTGATACTAAAACACACAGTTGAGAATAGTAAAATGGTTACAAGTGGCAAGTATCAAGACGAAATAGATTACCTAGTAAGTAGTAAATCAAGACAAAATTTTATTCGTAATTTATCTTTAAAACTAGAAGGTAATACATTAGTTTTATTTCAGTTAGTAGAAAAACATGGTAAAAATTTACACGAAATAATTAAAGAAAAGGCTGATGATGACCGAAAAGTTTTTTATATTTTTGGTGGTGTTGAAGCAGATGAAAGAGAAACAATTAGAGGTATTGTAGAAAAAGAAAAGAATGCTATTATCGTTGCAAGTTATGGCACATTTTCTACTGGTGTTAATATTAAAAATTTACATAATATTATTTTTGCGAGTCCATCTAAAAGTAGAATACGAAATTTACAAAGTATTGGTCGTGGTCTAAGATTAGGCGATAATAAAGTTAGTGCTACTTTGTATGATATAGCAGATGACTTAACTTATAAGTCGAAAGAAAACTTTACATTAAAACATTTTCAAGAGAGGATAAACATCTATACAGAGGAAGAGTTTGACTATGAGATACACAATATCGACCTAAAAGAATAGATAAATATTAATATGGAAAAAGAATCAAAGAAAGAACCAAACGATTTAACAGATTATCGTATTGTTAAATTAACAGATGGTAGCACAATAGTCGGTAGTATTTCATTAGATAAAGATTTTTTAAGAATACAAAACCCATTACAATTAATTACTACACCTAGAATTACAGAGTTTGGCGTCAAAGATGATAACACTTTAGCACCGTGGGTACCATTTAGTACAGATAAAATGTATGTAATACCAAAAGATAAAGTTATTGTAATATCTAGAGCTGCAAAAGAACTTGCAAATTATTATGAAGTTATATTAAGAAAATTACAAACTACAAAAATCAAAACTTCTTATTCAGAAAATGAGATTAAAAAGATAATGGAAATAGCAGAAGAATTAGATAAAAGAGTAAAAGAGAATGAAGAAGAAGAAGGTGAATATTATGAAGAAAGTAAAGTTACTCTACACTAGCTATAGCTACTCTCCTCAGCGACTACATAGTCGATTATACACATTTTCCTAGAGATGTCAAGCACACCAAAAAAAGTAGTTGAAATGCTTGCATTTAAGCACAAAATGTAGTATAATAAGTTTATGAAAAAAACAAAAGCAAAAGAAAAACCTCATTATGTAGATAATAAAAAGTTTCTTGAAGCGATGGTAGAGTACAGAGAAAAGTGTCTCAAAGCAGAAGAAAATAACAAAACAAAACCAGATGTAACTAATTATATTGGTGAGTGTTTTTTAAAGATTGCTAATCATTTATCTTATAGACCAAATTTTATTAATTATACATTTAGAGACGATATGATATCAGACGGTATAGAAAACTGTTTGCAATACATGAGTAATTTTAATCCAGACAAATCAAATAATCCCTTTGCATATTTTACACAAATAATCTATTACGCATTTATAAGAAGAATACAGAAAGAAAAAAAACAAATACAAATTAAATCTAAACTGATTGCGAATACAGGTGTTGAAAATATGATGGATCAATTACAAGGAGATGATACACAATATCAAAGTCAATTATTAGACTTTTTACAGAGAAATTTAAAAGAAGAAGAACCGACTAAAAAATAATATGAAAATAGCATTATTAAACGATACCCATTTCGGGGCTCGTAATGATAGTAGTATATTTGATGAATACTTTTATAAGTTTTATGATGATATATTCTTTCCTTACTTAAAAGAACATAATATAAAAACACTTATTCATTTAGGTGATATTGTTGATAGAAGAAAGTATATTAATTATAGAATTGCTCATAACTTTAGACATAGATTTATGCAAAGATTATGGCAAGAAAAAATTGATACTCACATACTCATAGGTAATCATGATATCTATTATCGAAATACGAATAAAGTAAACGCTGTTCAAGAGTTATGTACAGCACCTGATGGTGTCAATGAACCGTTTATCTATGAAGAACCTAAAGTTGTAAACTTTGATGGTTTAAATATTTTGATGATGCCCTGGATGAATCCAGAAAATGAAAAACAATGTTTAGAAATGTTAAACACAGCACCTGCTGAAATTTGTATGGGTCATTTTGATCTAAATGGTTTTAGAATGTTAGATAAAATGGTGCAAACACATGGTTATGATAAGTCAATTGTATCAAGATTTGAAAAAGTTTTTAGTGGTCATTTTCATCATAAAAGTGATGATGGTCAAGTATTTTATTTAGGCAGTCAATATGAAATGACATGGTCAGATTATGCAAACAAAAAAGGCTTTCATATCTTTGATACTGAAACAAGAGAGTTAGAGTTCATAGAGAATCCATATACAATATTTTTAAGACTAAACTATCATGATGATGTTATAAATTATGATGAGATTGATATTAATGAATATGACCAAAAGTTTGTAAAGTTAGTTGTTACAACAAAAAAAGATAATCAAATGTTTGATAGATTGCTTGATAATTTGTATAATAAAATTAATGTTCATGAGCTAAAAATATTAGAAGATTATTCTGATCTCAATCAAGCAAATGTCAGCGATGATGTCGTTGAGGGCTCTGAAGATACAATGACATTGGTAAATAATTATGTAGATCAGCTACCAGTTGATTTAGATAAAGACAAACTAAAGATAATGATTAAAGAAATGTTTATTGAGGCACAAGATAGTGATATAAAAGATGATAACATTTAAAAAAGTAAGATATAAAAACTTTCTATCTACTGGTCAACAGTTTATAGAAATAGACTTAGCAGATCATAAGACTACACTAGTTGTAGGCGAGAACGGTGCAGGAAAATCTACTATGTTAGACGCACTATGTTTTGGTTTGTTTCAAAGGCCGTTTCGTAATATTAAAAAAGATCAACTAATAAATTCTATAAATGAGAAAGAGTGTGTTGTAGAGGTTGAGTTTATAGTAGGTCAAAAAGATTATAAGATTATAAGAGGTATCAAACCAAATACATTTGAGATATGGTGTGATGGTGATATGTTGAATCAAGACGCAGCTCAAAGAGACTATCAAAAACATTTAGAACAACAAATACTTAAATTAAATTTTAGATCATTCACACAAGTTGTTATACTAGGTAATGCTTCGTTTGTGCCGTTTATGCAATTACGAGCAAGACATAGACGACAGGTGGTTGAAGAAATATTAGATATTGAAATCTTTTCTAAAATGAATTTATTGTTTAGAGAAAAACAAAAAAACCAAAGTGAACTTATCAAACAAACAGATTTTGACCATCAGTTAGTTGACAATAAGATTGATGATAAGAAAAAATATATTGATGATATTAGTAATCGTAGCCAAGAATTAGCAGAATCAAAAAGAGCAGAGTTAGATAAAAGTATAAATGATATATCAAACTATTCACTAGATATAAAGAAAGTAAAAACAGAGATTGCTGAATTACAGAAACAAGTAATAGACCAATCAAAGATAAATGATAAACATAAAAAACTTCATAACATGGAAGCAAAGTTAGAAAATACTTGTAGTAAACATAAAAAAGATTTAAGTTTCTTTGAATCGCATGATGATTGTCCTGTTTGTCAACAAGCGATTGATAAGGCATATAAATCTACAATGATAGGCAAGAAAAAAGAAAAAGTTTTAGAATTAGAAAGTGCTTTAGGTCAAATAGATAAAGAAATTAAAACTAGTGAAATGAAACTAGATACGATCAACAAAACAATGGTCACAATTAGAGAAAAAGAATTATTGATAAATCGTTACGAAACATCTATTGAAGAAATAGAAAAACAGAGAGTTAAATTAGGAGAAGAAATAGCAGAATTGCAAGATGAGAAAGTATCTACAGCAGAGCAAACTGGCGAACTAAATCAACTAAGAGAAAGACTGACTGAATTAGAAACAGATAAATTATCTCAAAAAGAAGAAGCCGTTTATATAGATACGGCTAGACATTTAATGCAAGATACAGGTATCAAAACTAAAATAATTAAACAGTATCTACCGATCATGAATCAATTAATAAATAAAAATCTAGCAGACATGGACTTCTTTGTTAATTTTAGTTTAGATGAAGAATTTAATGAAACGATAAAATCGAGACATAGAGATGAATTTAATTACCACTCTTTTAGTGAGGGTGAAAAACTAAGAATAGATTTAGCAATATTATTTACATGGCGAGAGATTGCTAAACTAAAGAACTCAACAAACACTAACTTACTAATATTAGATGAAATATTTGATAGTTCACTAGACAGCTCAGGCACAGATGAGTTCATGAGAATACTATACACGACCATGGCAAAAGAAAATGTATTTGTTATATCTCATAAAGGCGATACTCTTATTGATAAATTCCCAAGAGTAATGAAGTTTGAGAAACATAAAAACTTTACAAGGATGGCAGAATAATGGCAGAGAAACTAACCCCAGCAAAGGTAGAAGAGGCAGTTAAACACTATGAAAATATACAAAGTGGTAAAACACCTATTCTAAAAACAGACAAAGAAAAAACAACAGAACATATTACTGATCTACATAAGCATTTAAAGAAAAAAGATAAAAAGACTTTTCCTTTAATACCACCTACTGATCCTAGACTGCTTATGAAGATCGCACCTTTCGAAGATAGTATGTTGAAAGAGTTTGAAATGAAAGATAGAAAAGAACTATCTCAAAAAATGTATGATAGTATGACAAAGTATGGTGGTATAGGACTATCAGCAAATCAAGTTGGATTGCCATTTCGTATGTTTGTCATTGGAGGTCATCCACAGATAGAAGATGGCAAAGTAAGAAACTGTTTTAATCCTCTTATTAAAGATTTTAGTCAAGAGACTGTTAATATGAAAGAAGGCTGTTTATCTTTTCCTTTCTTGTTCTTAATGATTAATCGACCTAAATGGGTCAATGTAGAATACACAGATGAGAATGGTGAAAAAATAGAAGAATATCTGCATGGTATGACAGCAAGAATATTTCAACACGAGAACGAGCATATGAACGGATATGTATTTACCGATCTAGTAAGTAAGTTGAAACTAGATAGAGGCAAAAAGGCACAAGCAAAATTAATCAAACAAACAATTAGACAACAACAAGAAAGATTGAGAAATGAAGTTGCAAGTAAAAATGTCAAAATCTAGGGGGTACTATCATACACAGACAGCTCTAAAACTGTCCCTAGCGGCGGCTATGAGACGGTTATTCCCGCTAAAAATGACAATTAGTAGAGATATCGTAGAAAGTGTAATAGATGTCGGTAGTG